AAGTAACATTTGCTGTAGTTGCTGCTTCGCAAATAATTCTAGTTCTAAGTCCAGCAACAGCATCATTAACATAAGATGTAGTTGCTTTTGTATCCATTTGTGTTTGGATAGCACTTGTTACACCATCTAAATATCCTAATTCTGTATCTGTAACATCTGATACTGCAATCTTTTGAGAGGAGTTAGAAATAACAGCTCTACTAGCAGTTAAAGATTCTGTATCAATTGTTGTAGCTGATCCAGTTATAGTTGCTTGTTTAGCATCTAATTGAGCTTGATGCAGTAAGGTCTGCCATTTTAGAAAATGCTATAGCTGCTGAAGAACTTACATCAGCATTAACTATTACACCTGAACCAATTGCTGCTGTTCCAGTTGTTCCAATTGAAATATCTCCAGATATAACTACTGGATTAAAATTTGTACCATCTGCTATTAAAGCTGCACCAGATGTATTGGTGTTCATAAATATATCATCACCAGTAACAGTTAAATCTCCTCCAACTGTAACATTATCATTAAATGATGCAGCACCTGCTGCTGACATATCTAGTGTTAATGCAGTAATTGCACTACCACCATCATTACCTTTAATGATTACATCTTTATCTGATGTTGTAGATTTAATAACTAAATCTGTTGATGAGTTAGTAACTTCTCCAAATTGAGTACCACCATCATAAAATTTTATATCTCCACCATCTGCGTCTAAGTGAATATCACCAGGAGCATCTAGTGTTACATCTGTAGCACCATTTGAAACTATATCTAATGTAGTTGTTCCACCATCTTTAACAGTAACATTTGCACCATCAGCATCTAAAATAATATCTCCTGATACATCTAATGTATAATCTCCAGTAATTGATGGAGTTTCAGGCATAGAAGTATTTGTTGCACTAATAGCTCCAATGTGTACTGAAGTAATAGATTCATCTGAAAGAGAACCTGAATCCCAAGCAACTGTAACTGTTGTATTAGTTGAAAAAGCAACAGCTGTAATTGATCCATAAATTGTGCCTGGTGTAGAGGCTACAACTTTAACTCTACGTCCAACATGGTAAACAGAAGTTACATTAACTCCTGCTATTGTAAAACTTGTAGAAGATGCGTAAGCTGGTGTATAAGTACCTGCTCCATCTCCATATTCAATCCACTCAACAGAATTATAAAACTGTCTAATATCTGCCATAATGTCTCTAAAAGCATTATTGATATTAGAAGGTAACATTCCTTCTGCAACAGATACTGAACCTGTTGAAGTAGTTGAATTGTTTCCTGCTGTTGTATCGTATTTTCCTATATAACTTCCTGCCATAAATCTCCCTAATTCATAAACCAACTGAACGCTTTATCGCTTTCAGTATTATTTTTATTTATTAATTCATTAACACTAGCTTCCAATTGTCTTTGAAAGTATTCTTGTGTTTCCATTGAATATCTAACGTTATCTATATTATTTGTATCTGCCATTATCTTACTCCTGCTTTTGATCCTACAAGATCTATACCTTGTGCGTGAGTAAATGTAGTGCCTGATGGTACTTTAACATTTGCTCTAATATATCTTCCAGATTTTCTAACTGGATTAATTCCACTATCTCTCATTGAAACTGAAGTTGATTCACTTTCATCATCTGCTAATCTTTCTCTAGTTTTTACAGTAACTGTTGCTGTAGCATCTACTATAGGTCTTACTCCTTGAATGTTTGTTCTAGCACCTGGAAATCCTTCAATTTCTGCTGTTTCAATTTCACATTCATTAGCTGTTCCTGAAAAAATAGATGCTTTATAATCTGAATCAATTGCACCTAGTAAAACTTGTCCACCAGACCAAAAATCTGTATCTAATGCAGCATTAATATTTTCTAAGTTTTGAGATAAAATATCCATTAATTCTACAGTATAAGCTCCAACAAATTGTGAGAATATTGTACTTGCACTAGCATCTGCTAAAGACCATTTCTTTGTAGCATAATTATATATTATAATTTTATCACAAATTCCAGTAGTATTTGATGCGTTAGATGTACTTGGAAATAACCACATAGCTAACTGATTAAATGGATCTACTGCTGCACAAATTCTATCTGAATATGCTTTGTTTAAATTAAGATCAAAAAATCTATTAACTTTTTCTACTCCAATAGGAATTATTTGATCTCCATTTATTTGATAAAAACCATCATCTGCGTAGAAAAAAATTTGTCTATTATCTTGACATACTGTTCTTCCAAACATAGCTCCTCTATTTGGTGATATAACTGATAATCTAAATACAACTGATCCACCAACATAGTCCATACGAATTATTTGATTTTGTCTAAATACATATCCAACTTCACCAGAAGTTATTGCAACTACTTGACCACCAGATCCTGGAAGATCTTGTGAATCAGATTGTTTACCAGACCAAACAGTAATATCATTAATGCCTGACCATTGAATTCTGTTTGTTGCATTTACAATATTACCAGCTACTAAAAAATCTCTAACAACTCCTGAAACTCTAAATACTGGACAAGTACCAGCAGTTTGAATTGCTGTAAGATTTGCAAAATTAGTAGATGATCCCATTAAAAAATACTGAACTGCATCAACTCCATTACTTGCTATTATGTATTCACCAAATTGTGTAAATGTCCAAAAGTCATCATGATCTCCAGTTAAACTTGCTTTACGAGATGTAAATGCTCCTGAAGTTAATTGGTATAAATTTGTTCTAGTTGCTACAAAGTTATAAACTGTATTAGAATTATCTCTAAATGAACCTGCACCTTTAGAATCTGTACTTGTTGTATTAGAGCTGTAACTTACTAAAGATGGAAATCTTTTATAAGTATTTGCTGTATGATAAACGTTATTAGCAACATTTGCTCCTTGTTTACCATGTTCAGGTTGATCAGGTAGCCATTCTCCAAAAGGTATTTGCATTATTTACCTACTTTTTTTATGGCTCTTTTATGAGCTTTAGTAAAACTTAAACCAGCTTTCATATCTTTTATCATCATATTCATATGTTTTTTAGAATGATGAGCTGATGCTTTTTTTAATTGTTTTCTTTCTTTTTTATCAATCATTATCTATTCCTATAAAATGATAAATCGGTTTGAACATCTGTTCTTTGAACTACAGGTGCTCCACCATATGAATCTTGTCTGTCGTTATTCTCACATCTCTCAAGAGCTGTTGAATACATTTGTAACCATTGTCCTAATTGTGTTTGATCTATTCCACCTAAAAAGTTAGCTGCATGATAAAGGGATCCATACAGATATACTGCAGGATGATTTGCGAGCATCCAATTGGATGTATTAGAGACGCTAAGAGCTGATATAGCTTTGTAATATGATAAGTAACCAGTATAGCTAGTATCAGGGGAAGGACCAAATCTAAAAGTTTCTGTTTCATTATCACTCTCTATTGTATAAGCTCTAGGTCTAGCAGTAGTAGAGCCTCCTTTAACTTCAAATAAATTATGTGGTGTAATGTATTCCAAAGGATATTTTACAGATGATAATAATATATAAAATGATCTAACTGCAATAAATCCTGTTGGTACTGTTTCTGTTTCTGAATCTATGGTAATAGTGTCTATTTGTTCCATAGGTCTAATTCTTAATTTAGCATTAAAATCTGCTTCTGTAAGTTTAATAAAATCGTCAGCAATTTCATCAGTTAAATCTGTTCTGTTTAACCAATTAGCTATTGCTGATTTTAATTCTGAATATGTTGATAATGCCATTTAACAAGCCCACTTTCTTAATGATTTATTTATTCTACTATTAGGATCTCTAGCTGTTTTAGCAGAAGTAAGTTTACGTTTCATGCCTTTCATTCTTGCACAAAATGATTTTCTTCTAGCACTTGTTTTTGATTTTGTAGGAGCTTTTAAAGTACCACCTTTATAACTAGCTCTACCTTTGGCATTTAATCCACCTGATGGTGACTTACCTTCTTTACGTTGCCATGCTGGTGATCTTGCCATTACTTAAATCCTTTTTTCATTTTTTTATAATTTTTTTTAGAAATAGTACTGTTCTTTTTAGATCTACTAATTCCTTTTTTTTTACGTTGGTTAATATTGTAATATAAACCTTTTCTAGCCATTATAAACTTCCTTCTGATGTTCTAAAATATCTAAACTCACTACTATTTAATTTAGTTCTCATAATTTTTTTTTGTGTATCTTTAGGTAATCCCCACCAATTATTAGTTCCATTATATTCTTTAGTCCATATCTGTAATATAAGTGGTGGTACACTAGCAACCCTTCTCATATCTCTAGACTTGGTATATCCATCATTTAATGTATAAAGTTTTTTATTTCTTTCCATTAAAGGATTAAGATTTTGCTGATTATTTACAGTTAGCTTACCATCAGACTCTTGTATATACTTAGTCCTTGTAGCATCAGCATTCCATTCGGTTGCTCTTACCTTACCCATTATTCAGTCAATTCTGTAGCGTATAGTTCTCCATCAGAACCACCAATTCTTAATACTGCAATTTTTTCTCCAGCTGATACTTTAATAGTTTCAACTTCTCCTGCAGGTAAATAAGTAGTACTTGTAGTTGCTGTTGGTGATACTGCTATATGTATATGACAAGCAATAGTACCTACAACTCTTATGTATGATATGTTAGCTGAAAAAGCTGAGCTTGCAGAAGATGAACTTCCAGAAGTTAGCTTATGCACAGTTCCATGTCTTAAACCATAGTTCATGTATTATTCTCCTTTTGTTTAGGATATGTTCCCAGAACGTTCCAGGAACATTACCTATATTAATTATCTTCTTATAACAAATGTAACAACAAGTTTAATTGTATTACTAGAAGCTCCATCAGTTATCATTTCGATAGAACCACCTTCTTCAACTCTGTTTGCTGCTGTCGGTGTTGCTGTATCTATATCTCCTGCTGCTGATCCAGATTGTGTTACTGTAATTCCACCACCAGTTATAGCTGTACCACCTATTTCAAAAGTGATACCTCCATTAGCAGTTCCGATTGCACCTTGTAGTGCAGTGAAAATTTTTATTACTTTGCCTCCATCAGGTACAGGTACAAATGTTGATGATGCTGTACTAATGTCTGCAATTGTAGATGTTAAAAAATAGTCGTTTAATGTTCTCATTTTATTCCTTAATTGTTCCGATCCTAACCTATCTCAGATCTTCAATTGTTTGAAATACTGCTAGGCGAGCAGATTTAAGGTTACTCGCCTAAACAGATAGTATTATTATGAAGTTGTTAAGTCAGCAACAAGTCCTGATGCTGCTTCATTTCTTGATTCTAGAGTTGCTTCTACTAAAAGCTGTCTTTTCTCAGAGTCACCAGTTTTTGACAATTCATGCATACTGAAGTCTCTTAAGAAAGCTACTCCCCAGTAATCCATGTCAAGAACATAGCAATCTCTATCTCTAGAGAATCTATTTGGAACAACTTGTAATTGACCGAAGTCAGATGCGTAAACATCTACAGAAGTGTATAATGTAGCGTCTGCACCTGCATCAAATCTAGTGCTGTTTCCAGTGAATCCTGATAATTTTTGTTTATTAAAAGGACCAACCATAACCATAGTTGGATTTCCACCTTCATTCCATACTGATTTAATTACAGATTTTAAAAGATCTTCAGTGAAAGCTCTCTGAGTACCATCAGTTCTAGCAGTATTACCTACTGAACCTGAAGTACCAGAAGTTCCCATTACATCATTTGTTGCAACCCAAGCTCCTAAAGAACCCATTTCTCTAGCAGCAGTAGCTGAACCTGTAACTTCTGCATTGTTAGTTGTTATTTGTGCTTCCATATCTCTTTTAAGCTCTTTAGCTTTTTTAGCGATTTGGTAAGCGATCTCAGATGCTCTACCAGCTTTGTCAACTGCTTCTTGCGTACCTGTGATTACAACTGTTTTGTCCATAATTTGACAAGAGTTAGATAATCTAGTTGTTGCAGTAACAGCGTCTAAAGTTGCTTCGTCACCTTCGATGACAGCATTTGATGTTGATGCTGCTGCCAATGCATCTGTTTGCCATTCGTGTAGAACTGCAGTAGATTTTGTCTTTGCAGCTGAACTTAGGAATGGCGTGTCTGTAGGTGAGATGTTATAGATAACATCAGAAAGATCTTCTCTTTCACCTATTGAATCATACGTATCAAACGTATTTGTTGGTTGTGCCATTGTTTTACTTTCGTTGTTGAGATTTAAGATTAATCATGTCAAGTATCGCAGACGATGCATCATTAAGATGCCCTGTCTTTTTCAACTTGCCAATCTTTTGTCTTATGGCTTCTCTACCAGAACTCGTACCTGATTTTGCTATACCAGCTTTAACAACTTTAGGAGCATTAGCTACTTTTTTTTGAACAATAGGTTTTCTATCTTTCAAACTTTGGTAACTCATTGCATCCTTTGCAACCATAAGAAATCTATGGTCTGCAAGCTGTCCTATTTCAGAATCATTAAATCCATAATTTCGTAACGAATTACGCATATTAAGTTTGAATGTATCTGCTTTGTTTGGATCAGCAAACTCTGGTATTTTTGTAGCTGCTAACTCTCGCTGTGTTGCAAGGAACTCATTGTATTGAGATTGTTGAGCTTCTTTTGCTTTAGATCTGACTTCCTCTAGCTGCCTGTTTTGTTGTCGTAACTGGTAGTCCAGTCTAGCTGCAGCTGTGGGATCTTCGTCATAAAGTTTTTGAAGATCTTCACTTCCTTGTTGTTGTCTGACAGTTGCGTCAGCAGTTGCAATTAAATCATTTAACTCTGATAGTCGAGTATCATAAGATTGACGCAAACTTGTCTTTTGAGTTTCAAGATCTCTCTTTTCTAACCCTAAAGAATGAGTTTTTTGTCTATAATCTGAGTCTCTAGAATAACCTGCTTTCAGCTCATCGAGGGTGACTTCCAACTCTTGACCTTGTACTTTGACTCGGTGGAGTTCTGGTTCCTCTAATTCTGTTTGAGTTTCTTCTGTTGTCTCAGTATTTTCAGTAACCTGCTCCTTAGTTCCTTCAGACTCTGGTTGACTTTCTGGAGCTTCTTGTTTCTCAAGTGTTTCTGATGGTTCTGCTTTTGTTTCTGTTTTCTGATTATCCTCTTTAGGATTCAATAGTCCAGAAATTTTTTCAGCAGCACCTTGAACAGTTTGTTCTTGTGCCATAACGTTCCTTTCTTGTTGGTTGACGTAATTGAAGTTTCGTTAGATTAACTTCGTTTATTTAATTGATCTAACTCTTGTTGAGTTAGTTTTCCACTTGCTATGATGCTATGTAAATGACCTCTAATTTTGTCTACTAGATTGTAGGCTACCCAAAGGTATGTACGCTTGTCATTCTCAGTGAAACTTGTATTGAAAATTTCTTGTTTATATATTTCAAGAAGATCTTCGAATGCTGTTTTAAGCAGGGGATCGTTTAGGAGTTGTTCGGCTCTCTTGCCCTCCCTGACTTGTTTTTCCTTGTTGTCCATTTGTTTGTTGTTGTTTATTAAAGAATTGATCTTGTCCTTTTACTATCTGTTGCATTAGATTACCAGAAGATTTTAGATCTTCTGCTTCTAACATAGATCTTCGTTTCAATTCCAGTTCATCAATTTTGGATCCATATTTAAGTTCAATTTCTTTTATCTTTAATTCAAAGTCTAAAAGATTTTGTCTCATTTCTGCCTCAATACGTTTAACTTCAGTTTCAGCTTTAAGCTGTGCTCTTTGGTTTTCACCTTGAACCTGTGCTAGAGTTACTTTTTCAAACTCTGTTGGAGGTTTAGGTGGAAGTTGAGGCATTTGTTGTGCTCCTACATCTGGATCCATAAAGAAAGGTTCTATACTATTTAGACCTGCATTTTCAACTAATTTCTTTAAAGAATTATAAATATTTCTTAAATTAACCATTGGACCATAAACATTCTGTTGAAGGTTTATAGCTTGCATTTGTCTTTCTAGAATAGCATTAAGCAAGATCAATTGTTGTTCTTTTGATCCTGTACCTAATCCAACATGGACTGTAACATTAACTCTGTCTTTCCACTCGTAAGGTCTCATAGGTATATACTTACCTCTAATTCTTACGATCTTTTCTTTTTGTTGATATTTACATACCAACTCAAATATTTTTAAAGCTAAATCTTTAACACCAGTTTCTGCAAAGATTCTAGCAATCAACTCCATTCTCATTTGAGATTGAGTTAAAACTTGGTTCATACCAGTTGCTGTACTATTGTTTAAAGAATCTGGATTTAATCCTTGTGATGTTTTACTAACACCAGTTCTAGTTTCTTTAACAGCATCTAAGTATGCTAACATACCACTAGCTTGATCTGTAATAGGTTGTGCCTGTATAGGCATCATAACATTTTGAGGTGGTTGTTTAGTTCTAACAATTCCTCCAGGACGATTTGTAAGTAAGTCGTCCATAGCTACTTGACCATCTTGTATAGCAACTCTGTTATTATTTGTTAGATACATATTATCTAACATTTGTCTCATAACAGTAGATTTAATTAATTGAATATCTTCTACTAGCTCTGCAATAGATCTTCCATGAAATCTGTGAGGCATGATAACTGGAGTCATAGATATAAAAGGTATTGTATCTACTTCTTCAATATCTAATAATTTTTTAGCATCTCCTGCTACAGTTATTTTACATAACTCTGCTTTACCATCATTGTTTAGATCCATTCTAATGTAGCATTCATGTACTAATACATCATTAGTAGATTTATCTCCATCTGATAAACCATGTGAGAAATCTATATTTTGATGTCTTGTAAATTTATCTTCAGTAAAATAATCAGTATCACCAGTTGGTAATCCTTCAACTAAATCTCTATCATATCCCATTTCAACTAATTCAGTTTTAGTTTTAGTTGTTCTATGACAAACGAAGTTAGCTGAATTAATATCTTTACATCTTCTTTCAATTAAAAATTCTTCAGGAGGAACTGGTTCTATTCTTACTTGTCCATATAATTTTGTTCTATGAATAACTACATCATGCAGTTTTACTTCATCTATTTCTTTACCTCTATCATCAGTGATAGATTCTTCATATTCTGAATGGTTTTTAACTTTTACTTGAGGATCTGAAACAAGATCTTCAAACTCATCATCTGTTAATCTTGTATATTCTTCTCTTTCAATCTTTTGGGAATCATCCCAATAAATTTTTAAAATTCCATTTTTTTGGATAAGTGCATCTTTAAATGCTGTATATAATGCTGTAAAGCCATTGTTTTCTTTTAAGAAGATATAATTAATGTAATCAGAACATTGTCTTGCCATTTCTTCATCTTCAGGTCCAGTGCCTTCGCAAGCAAATACATTATCTCCTGAAGTAAATATCTTCATAAGAGATGGCATTAAACTTTCTACTGTATCCATTACATCATTAGAAACAACTTGAGAACGTCCTTCTTGTTCATTACCAAGAGGCATTCCTAAATAATATTCTAATGATTTCTTTCTTCTCGATACTAGCTCTCCACCAATGTAACCTGATGAACTATGTATTTCTCTTGCTAGTATTGATAATATTTCTTGTTGTGATTTTTTCATACTACGTATTTCGTGTCTATGTTAATTGGTTTATCCCATTCTGTTGTATCTAATGGTTCTGACACACATCCATATCTAAAACTATCTGCTGCGTGTGAGCACCAATCGTGTAAAGGTTTATTTTTAAAAACCTGATTTTTCTCATCCCATTGTTTTCTATATTGCCTTAATGAGTCTAATCCTACTTTACATTTTTCTCTATCAAACCAACAGTTAGGCAATGTGTTTCTTACAGATTCTATTCCATGATCAACTTCTAATTTAGGAGCTACTTCAAAATCTATTCCTAATTCGTTTGCTACTTCTAATCTAGATTTTCCAGTTCCTAATTCTCTAGCCATTATATCGTGAGGTGCTATATGATTTGAATAAGCATATCCTTTATCAGATAACATATCAGCATAATGAGCTAAACTTTCTCCACTTGTCTCATAATAATCTACTAGGTGTACCTCTTGTCCAACTCTTTGTGCAAACCAAATAGCTGTACTGTCTCCGATCCCCAAATCCCACCAGGTTTCCACACCTACATTTTCATCTACAGGCACGTAGCCAATTCTTCCATCATTATCAGCTTTGGTTATTAGTCGACCATAATAACTTCCTGACACTGCTGCAGTAAAAGAGCATTCAAACTCTTGATCAAACTGCTCAGGTGTCATAATAGAACGTGCCTGCTCCAGTTCCTCATCTGGAATTACTTTAGTGTCTGAAGATTTATATAGTTTCCCATACCAATCTTTATGACCTCTTAAGGCATAATCATAAACTTCCCAGAATTGATTATGACCCATTGGTGTACCGATAAATAAAACCCATCCTAATTTATCTGCCACTGCAGGTCTGATAATCTCTGTCCAAACTCTAGGAGACATGATAGCGTATTCGTCTAAGACTACTCCATCAAATCCCATTCCTCGAATTGAATCTGGATTATCTGCACCAAATATTTGAATACGTGATCCATTAAATAGATCTATTCTTAATTCAGTCTCGTTCCTACTACCACCCCAATGCATTAGAGGCTTCGTATAAAATTTTAAATATTCCCAAGCAATAGATTTACCTTGTCTATATGTGGGAGCTATAAATGCACATAAACTTCTAGGTTTACCTGCTGCTGTTTTTATTAATTCGTTAATTGATAATACTGATTTACCAAATCGTCTATGACAAACTAAAACACTAAATCTTTTTAAATTATCGTGAACTGCTCTTTGATATTCTCGAGGTTTATATGGAACCTCAATTACTTTAACTTTCTTTTTGCCATTGGACTTTGATTTCGATTGGTTCATCAGATCCTATCTTAGATGTTGTACTTGCTAGTCGTGGATGAACATAAGGTGCTGCTTTTTCAGCTGCGTACATTTTACGTTCAGGTGCACTTGCAGGATTATTTAACACAGATAGAAGATAATCTAAAGGAGAATGTTGGTATTTAACTGCCATTTCTTCCATAGATTTCCACAGCTTTTTAGTCTTAGCTCCAAAAGGTCTACCAGCTCCAGGTCTTTTACCACCATGTTCACCACAGCATTTAGTATCCTTTTTAGGTTTTTCAACTTCGTTTTCGTATGTTTTATCTTCTTCAACCATTAAATTATCTTTCTTCCTCTTTTATCAAATTGTCTAAATTTAGGAAATTTTAATCCTTTTTGAGTATTAGCTACTTTTTTTATAGCTGAAGGTACAAATGCTAATGCTGTAGCTGATATAGGATGTTTAAAAGCAAATTT